CAACTACAGTAGTTGCAAACTTTACAATCGGCACAGATGGCACTTATTTTATAAGAGTTGAGAACCCTGATGGTTTAGCAGCTCGTAGTTCATCAGCATTGCTTACAGTATCAGATGCACCTACATGGTCTACATCTGCTGGAAGTTTAGGCGAAGTTGCAGCAGGATCATCAGTATCTTTAGATGTAGATGCTTCATCAGACTCGACAGTAACGTTTAGCGAAACAACAAGTGTGTTAACTAGTAATTCTGACACACCTGCAAGTACAATGAATTTATCGCTAAACAGTTCTACAGGAGCAATTACAGGAACAGCTCCTAGTCCGACAAGTGAAACGACTTATAACTTTACCTTAAGGGCTACAGATGCAGAAGCTCAAACAGCAGACAGGGCATTTAGTATTACTGTTTCAGTAGGTATGAACAACTCAGGACAATTTAACTAATGGCAAATTCATATTTAACAAAAATATTTCCAAGTGATGGCGACAGAAGAACTATGACTATTTCTTTTTGGATAAAAAGGTCATCATTAGGAGCTTCAGATAATTTATTTGGTAGTGGACAAGGTTCAGTAAATTCATTCTGCAGATTTGAAACTAATAGTCGTTTAAAAATATTTGATTACAATGGTCAAGCTGGTCAATGGATATTAGAAAGTACAAGAGAATTTCTTGACACTACTTCTTGGTATCATATTCATTATATTCTTGATTCATCACAAGCAACTGCTGCAGATAGAGTACAGTTATATGTTAATGGAGTAAGAGAAACTGATTTTCAGACTCCAACTTATCCTAACCAAGATACAGATTTTAATTGGAATAGTGCAGCTCAATCTTGGGCTATAGGAGCTAAAATTTATGGTGGTACTACTGACTCATTTTTTAATGGGCATCTAGCTCACTTTCATTTTGTAGATGGAACTGCATCAGCACCCACAGTATTTGGTGAAACAGATAGCACGACTGGAGAATGGAAAGCAATTTTAAATCCAAGCGTAACTTATGGCTCTAATGGTTTCTTTTTAAAGTTTGAAAATGCTGGTGCATTAGGCACAGATTCATCAGGTAACAGCAATACATTTACAGTAAATGGAGATTTGAAACAATCTATATCAACACCTAGTAATTTATTTGCAAAATTTAATTATTTACACAATGGTATTGGTCAACAAAATATTATAAGCAAAGCTGGTACACAAATAGACCATGCTACCGATACTTATACTGGAAAAATAACTGCAGCAACATTAGGTATGAACAAAGGTAAATGGTATTGGGAAACTAAATACTCTACTACAGGTGGCTACTTATCTGTTGGTTTTGCTAGAAATGGTTGCGATGATTTAACACAGAACATGAGGGGTAATCATCAGCTTGGTGATGATTCTGATGGTAATGGAAACTCATGGGCTTTCCGAGCTGGTAATTCAGCAGGACAAATAGTTAAAATATTAAGACACAATAATTCTGATGCTGTTGCAGACATGGGAGTTACTCCAGCAGTCAATGACATCATACAATGTTGGTTAGATTTAGATAATGGAAAAGCATGGTGGGGAATCAATGGTACTGTTATGGATAGTGGTAGTGGCGTAGGTGTTCCTAACACAGGAGCAAACCCACACTTTACTTTTACTGTAGGAGATGAGTTTTATATACCAGCAGTATCTTTATATGGCTTTAATGGTGCAGTTCAATGTCAAGTAAACTTTGGTGAGGGCAGATTTGGAACAACAGCAGTATCATCAGGAGTCGCAGACACTGGTGGTAATGGAACATTTGAATATGACCCTCTAGGATTTTATTCAATATGTACAAAGAACATTAAGGACTACGGATAGGAGATAACATGGCATATATTACATTTCAACCACACGACCACTTTTCAGTACCTACATGGGACGGAAGTGATAGCACAAAAACAATTACTGGTATGCAATTTAAACCTGATACTCTTTGGATTAAAAGATATAATGGTAATGGACACCCAGTATTTAATAATTCAACACAAGGCACAGCTATAAATTGGTTGCCAAGTGGACAAAATACTGCTGATACAACAACTTATGTAGCTAGTTATACTTCAGATGGATTTACTTTAACTGGTAATATAGAAAATACAAATAATGATGGCGATGATTATGTTGCTGCTTGTTGGAAAGCAAATGGTGGGACAACCAGCTCAAATACTGATGGTTCTATAACATCGACAGTACAAGCTAATACAACTTCAGGATTTTCTGTTGTTACTTATACAGGAACAGGTCTTGGTGCAACAGTAGGACATGGTTTAGGTACAGCTCCTAAAATGATTATAACCAAAAGTATGGACACAGCAGATTTTGGTGGAGTAGGTAACGGAAGTATACTTTATTACACTGACCCTTGGACAGACGGCATTGAAATGGCATGGAACGGCTCTACTTGGGCAGATAAAGATACATTTTGGAATGACACAGCACCTACAAGTACAGTTTTTTCAGTTAAAAGTGCCAATCAAACAAATAAAAGTGGTGATGATTATGTTGCTTATTGCTTTGCAGAGAAAAATGGATTTAGTAAAATGGGATTTTACAAAGGTAATGGTAATGTTAATGGCTCATATATTTACTGTGGGTTTAGACCTAAATGGATATTGGTTAAGAAAATTGATGGGGCAGAAAACTGGTTTACAAAACAGACAGGTCTAACTGGGTTTGGCATAGGTGGTACATTAACAAGAACAGTTAAATATGATGATAACACTTCATCAACAAACTGTTATTTTAATGTTACAGCAACTGGATTTAGACCAACAACTATAGATGGTAAAGCAAATGGTGATGGTAATATATATATTTATATGGCATTTGCAGACCACTCAATAGTCGGAAGTAACGGAACAATAGCATTAGCTATATAGGAGAAACAAATGGGATTAGAAACAGGAACATATATATCGGACTTAAATAGCTCAAACCCAGTAGCTGGAGACCCAGTTAATGAGGGTGATGACCATATAAGACTAGTAAAATCTACAGTCAAAGCAACCTTTCCAAGTATTACTGGAGCAGTTACTTCAACGCATACAGAACTAAACTTACTAGATGGTGTTACAGCAAATACAACAGAATTAAATTATGTAGATGTAGCTTCTATCGGCACAGTAGAAGCGTCTAAAGCAGTAACAGTTGATGCTAGTAAAGATTCTACAGGCATGAGAAATTTAACAATTACCGGTGCGTTATCAGCAGATTCAGGCACAATAGGTGGTAGTGAAATAGCCACGATAGCGAGTATATACCCCGTTGGCTCTATTTACATTAATGCTGCTGTTGCTACAAATCCTGCAACATTATTGGGTTTTGGAACTTGGACAGCATTTGGAGCAGGTCGTGTAATGGTTGGTTTAGATGCAACAGACAGCGATTTTGATACAGCACAAGAAACTGGTGGTGCTAAAACACATACATTAACTATAGATGAAATTCCAGCTCATACACATACCTCTACATTGAGAGGTAATGGCGAAAATGAAGAAGTTGATTTTCCATCAGCAGGTGATAGCACTAATCCCGGCAGAACAATGACAACAGATGCAACAGGTGGTGGCTCAGCACATAATAATGTACAACCATACGTAGTTGTATATATGTGGAGAAGAACTGCGTAATGGCAATTTATCAAGTATTAGGTTCTAAAGGAATGGTAAAGGACATAAATCCTACAGCGTTACCTCCTGAATTTTTTTCACATACAGAAAATACTAGGTTTGAAGATGGTGCTGCAAAAAAAATATTAGGACATGACAGTGTATTTACTGCACCAGAAGTTGCACCATATTTTTTAATAAATCTTACTGGTACAAACAATTATTGGTTTTACGCAGGGACAGCAAAAATATATAGAACAGACGGGAGTACTAATACAGACGTTACAAGAACATCAGGTGGAGATTATTCTACTAATTTAACAACAGTAGGCAACTGGGTAGGTTCTATTTTTAACGGATTACCATTGTTGTGTAACGGAGTAGATGACCCACAAATATATGATACTGGAACTACTAAATTTATAGATTTAACTAATTGGCCGTCAGACACTACTTGCAAGTCTATTAGACCCTATGGAAATTATTTAATAGCATTAAATATGACTGAATCAGGAACTAATTTGCCTAATAAAGTAAGATGGTCAGATGCTTCAACTACAATACCCAGTACATGGGTAGCAGGAGCAAC